AGTTTACCCTCATTTTGACGTGAGGATAACCGTCACTCGATTACGCACCAGTGACTGGTACGATTACCCACGTTTATTATAGTGTCTGAGGCTCCACACTACGTACAAGATACAATATTTCGTCACTATTATATTTATCTAAAATCTGGCATACATAAAAAAGCAGGGTTTAAAACCCTGCTTTTTTTATTCATAATACGAAATATTATGCATTTACTTGAACAAAAGCTTCAATAGAACCTACTTCGTCATTTTCTTTATTTTCAAGTGCTCGTCCAATAACACCCCAGAGAAGCGTTAACTGGTCTCCGTTGTCGTTACAATGCTTAATAAAATCTTGCGGTAATGCCTGGGCAACGCCTGGAATTTCACTGTTAATTAAGCGGTCGCCTTTATTAACCTTACCAATTACTTTAACTGGTGCTCGCCCTGTTAATGTAACGTATGGATGGGTATTAGAAGTACCTGCTTCGGAATTCATCTTATAAGCAGGTTGTGTCGAAACAACGCCAAATACTGAAGTTGAGCAGAAGCCATTTGCTGTAGTTATTTCATTAACTCCACCTAACTGAACTACAGTACCCGGACTTAACGTTTCGTCTGCATGATATCGTTCTGCCATATCAGCATATTGTGCCGAAGTTGCTAATGCGTAAACAGTACCCGCTTGCATATTTGCGTCTGAATGTGTTGATCCGTCGGCCGAAGTTGTTGCTCTCCAACGATCTGATGATTCTTCCCAAACAAAGTAAGCATCTGATGCGCCTCGCTCTGCTTGCATACCAATGTATGTTGCCGAAGCAGATGAATTACCACTAGCTAACTGAATTATTGCATCTTCAACTGCTAAATTTGTGGTATCAACTGTTGTTGTTGTACCATTAATAGTCAAATCACCTGTAATAACAACATCATTATCGAATGTTTTAGTGCCGCCGATGTTTTGATTGCCGGTGGTCAACACAATACCGCCCAGTGATACACCGCCTATTTGTGATGAATTTGTAGCAGTATCAGCATTACCAGTAATATTAATTGTATAATTACCAGATAGTCTACCAGAAGGTACAGTTCCGGATACTAAATTGGTTGCATTTGTATAATAAGATGCGGCTTGCCCATTTAATTGCGTTGCACTTGTTGCTGTTGTTGCATTACCAGCCAAAGCACCTGTAAATGTTGTAGCATAAATGTTTGCAAATCTTGCAGCTCCACTACCTACTGTGTAAGAATTATCTGCATCTGGCAAGGTACTTGCATTTGTGGCCACAAACGGAGCGGCCGCTGGATTTGTAAAATTAGCATAATCCAAATAATATGCTGGTAGCTGGCCGCCAAGTTTTGTCGAATCACTTGCATTATTAACAGTTGCGTCTGTGTATGCGGTGTTAATATTCATACCACGTGTAACTTTACTATTATTAGCAAGATTACTATCAGTATCACATGCACCATGTACTGCTGTTACTAACGTTTGTTGACCCTGGCCGGTTGGCTCTGTTGCTAAGAAATGAAATGTTTCTTGAGCAAAAACAGCAACAATATTATCTGCTGTGATTGTAGATGCTGGTGTTGCTGGGTCTCGTATAAACAGTACAGCAACAGTTTTTGCACCTCCATCATTTGTACTTGTTAAATCTGTCGTTGACGTTACTTTAACGAACGCCATTTCGGTTCCATGTGCACCAGGTATACTTGCGTTAACCCATGCCGCGCTTGAACGAATTTGTAATTGTTTATCGTCAGTATCATAAAATAAATCACCATCACGTGCACTGGCAGGTGCGGTTGTACCAACATAAACTTGTAATCTTTCAAATGAATTAGTATCTCCAGTTATGGAACAAACTTTAAGTACGTTCTCATTCTTATCATACCATAACTGGCCTTTAAGTGGACTTGTTGGCGCAGATGTTTTTGCAAAATTTTCAAGCAAGTAAACAAAGTTACTTGCAATAATCTGACCATACCCACTATAGTTTTTACCTAGTAATGATAAAGAAGTATTTGTATCCACTGTACCTGGATTTACATTCGTTAAAAAATTACCGTCGAATGTATTAATTGTATATGTCATAATTCTCTCTCTTTATCCTTTTATTGCATTTGAATTCGGATTGTATAAACAATCTCAATTATTCTATTTAATGATTTCTGTATAGGGTGGAAAATAACATGTGTTAGCATATAGCACTTTGAATTAAAATCTAATATTGTTGCGGCGTCTGTTGCAGTTCCTGCTATTTCATTACCAGTTGCTACATCAAGACTAAAAAGTCCTAACTCATCAAATACAAAATCATCCATAAAGTCTGTACTATTATCAAAATTAGACTGAACACTGGGTTCACCAAACTCTAATGTACAAGTCACTTTAATATCTGTATAACTTGTTGAACTTGGCAAAACTTCAATTTTATTTTTTGATGTTGCAGTATTTGACGCTGCCAGATCATCAACAACTTTAAAATATTTTAATGCATATAAATTAGAAGTTGGCGATGTATAATCGGGTGCTTCACTAACATTAGTTGTTTTATATGTAATCTTTCCTAAAGTGTTAACGTTTGAACCGCCATTACCAAACCCCATGTAATGAATATCATAATTAGCCTTACCTGCTAATGTTTGTGCAAGATGTTTAGCCATATTACCAAAGTGAATTGCGTTTCTCTTATTAACTAATTCAACTGGTTCTTCTTCATCTGTTATATCACGAATTAAAATATGACCTTCCATTCGAACACCACCGGTCTCGTCTGGTTTTTCAGTTGTTAATTCTTTATGCTTATTTTTATTTTCCATTATAAAAACTCATTATTACTTATTTATCTATTATAATTCTATTAGTATATTATCAATAGCCCCATTGCTCAATCTGAAACATTCGGTTTATATCAGTTGTATTATCGTTGCCTCTGGTGTCGCATAATACCCATTTAAGTGTTGCGGCGCCGCTTACTTTAATATCAACTATATATTATCTCATCATAAGTCCTCCAGTCACTGCCAGTATAAAACACACCAATTGATTTGCTGTTTGTTGAGACTACCATATCTGTTGCTGATCCCATAATAGTATTACCATTGCGGCCAATTGTTAAGTTATTTGTTGCATATGCACCACCTGCATCAGCAAAAAATATTGCGTCTCCCGCTGATGGTGATGCTGGTAATGTTGCTGTCACTGGCGCACTTGTCGTATTAACGCCATATCGTGTTCCTGCTGTTGCATTGAATGCCGCTGTTTGAATTGAAAATGACCCTTCATCCGTACCAGTAGTATATCCAGCTGCTGAATGGTCGCCCCAACCAAATGCTGTATCCCAATTTGCACTACCTGCGGCTACAATTCTTGCATCTGCTCTTGCATCTGTATAATAAAGATTTGTTCCTTCTGGTAATGTAGTTGTTGCTACGCCAGTTAAATCTAAATTAGCACCTACTTGTAAAGCAATACGTGCATCTGCTCTTGCATCTGTATAATAAAGATTTGTTCCTTCTGTTAGGTCACCCGTGTCGGCAGCTGCTATACGTGCATCTGCTCTTGCATCTGTATAATATAAATTAGTAACTTCTGGTACTACGGCAGTATTAAGTGTTTGAAAGGATTTATCACCCCTCCAATATGTAGTAGTAGCACCGGCTGTAATTGTTGGTTCTTTGCCTGCTAATGATGTTGTTATAGTTGCGGCATAATTAGCGTCATCACCTAATGCAGCTGCCAACTCATTTAGAGTATCCAATGCACCGGGTGCGAAATCAACTAAATTAGTTATCTTTGTATCTAAGTCAGTAAAGTTTCCATCTAACTCTGCATGAGTTAATGCTGATCCTTTGACTGCTCTATATGTTAATGTCATTATTCTTTCCTATCAAATATTTATTAAATTTATATGCTATGCCAAGGCATTTCCTGGACGATTCTTAAAGAAGATTGCCTGCGGTGATACTGAAAAATATATACCACCATATTCAACATAATCAGAATCAACATAATCAGCATCAACATATGCCGCCGGATCCCATGTAGTTTCAGTATCGTATGTCAGTATGTTATTAACATCACCACTAAAAATTGCTATACCATTAGCATGGTCTTGGGCACTAGTAGTACCAGTTCCTCGACGACAATGTAACAATTTATTATTTACTATATCAATATCTAAATATTCAACTCTTTCACTGCCAATGAATACCACACCAGGTGTTGTATAACCAGTTCCTAGCGAATTTAAATATGGTTCAGGCAGTACTTTTGCATCTGTAACACTGATCTCAGTATCTAATTTTGTTATAGCCGTTGATGCTGTTGTCTTTGTAGCATTTGGCAGAGCATAATATTTTGTCTCTCCATCAGCATCATAATATATTCTAAAACTTATTGATTCTGTTACGCTACCTAAAATATAATGATTATTAGTTTGTACTGTGATTTGTAAACCTTCCTTACTACTAATTGGTATTAATTCATCTGGCCATTGTTCGTGCGTTGGGCGAACATATCCTTTGCTATCCCTGTCTTTCCTGTCTATAGATAAATTAGGAATACCTTGTTGATCAAAATCACCAATAAGGAAATCAGGATCGTGAACAGGACGTTTAGTTATATCATAATTTGCTGGTTCAGGCTTACCATAATATTTTTGACCAATGACATATGGATATGCCGGCGTATTATTTTCATCTACTGTAACATAATATGCATATATACCACCTGGCTTTTCTGGTGTTGACGCAAATCGGCCGTTGTACTCATCTAAATCGCCCAGTCCGGCAACATATTCATAATCTTCATAATATGTACCATCATAACTACCAGCTGGTATCGTGGTTTCGCTCCCTATTGCAACCCTGGTACCTGTTTTTAATCTATAACTTGACCGTACTTTTCGTAAAATATTCTTAACTGTAAAAATTATAATAGTTCCACTTGCAGGAGCTGTACCAAATGTTATTTGGCTCTTTTCACTTCCGGTGGCACCTGTATATGTAAAATCAGTTGTAACAGTCTGTTCTACACCATCAACTAATATTTTTATAAAACTATCGTGCATCATTGATGTATTATATTCAGGGCCTGATGGTCCATTAAAAACTGTTGTAGTGCCGTCGCCAATATAAGATGTACTTGGGTAAACATTTGGACCATAAATTGGAACTCCATCCCATGCATAACCTAACAACGGACTATGCTCATTAATAACATCATTATAAATCCCAATTGGATTGGCATAATAATGATATGTGCCATATAAATCAACTGCGCCTCCGTGTTCGTCTCTCCATCTCCAATAAAATTTTTCTGTTCCAGGTCCATAGCCTGCTGTACTTCCAGCAGTATACATAGCATCATAATTCCAAACACCATCATTGCCATGACTATCTCGAGTTTTAGTACTATATAAAACTACACCATTTCTTAATAATGCAATCGGACCTTGCGGTATTTTCACTTTATCTGCTGTAGGTGGTACACTTACTTCACCAGGTATGTTCCATGTCATGTTTTGATGTATAATTACATTTGGATTATTTTCATCTAAATGAGGCCAATTGATATCATACCAATTTGATGGATGATCCGGTATACCGCTTGCTGTTACATAAATAAACTTTTTAGTATAATGAACTTTCTCTACACCTGCTTTTGTTACTGAATTATAAATATGCCAACCAATCCTATCATTACCATATTCTGCTGTAGCTTCTACTGCAAAATTTGGAAATTCTGGAAACATAACAGGTAATGTCTGTCCTTGATCCCATTTTAATAATGTTTTGCTGAAACCATCTTCAACAACCGTATAATCCCACGGCTGACTATCCCAGCCCCATTCTTGCGGCATCGGCGAATCATTTTCAAATGTTGTTAAATCAAATCGTTCACCATCTTCGATTTCAATTTTAGATGTATCATAAAATGCCTCGTACACATTCTCCAATAACAACCTTTGTAAATTGTCATATTCCCTAATAAAATTATTAATTTCTATTCCTGCTTCGGATGCAGGGCCGGCTCCTAAATCCACAGCATCAATTTCACTGTCAAAAGAATAATTTTGTCCTGTCCTTAAAACAGCATTAATATCATAATCATATCTTTGTACTGCGGCATGTACTGTTAATGTTAAATCTTCATGATAACCATTTGCTAACTTATAATACACATCAGCACCTTGTAATTGATCATATGTTATTATTGTGGATCCTGATAGTTCATTAGCAACAATTATTGGATGATTTTTAATATTATCAGTAACTGTTAACTTCATAGTTGCCAATTTGGCAAGATCTGCGCTTGTAGCACTAGAATATTTTACAATACGCTGTGATGCATGATCATCAGGACTACCGAGAACCAAATCACCTACTGTTGTTCGAGTATTTAAATCTGTTATAGCAGTACGCCTGCGTTGTGCATTCGTAAACTCCATTTCATGATGCACTGTACGTGAATCTACCCCTACATTACCGGTGGTTACATATGTTTTTGCCTGTAAAATATTATTATCAACTCTATCAAATACTAAACTAATCTTAGATGCCCGTAATAAATTAGTATCCGTATGGTTATCTAAGTAATCTTTATAAATTCCGGTTTGTAAAATTTCATCATAGCTCGGATGTACTCCGGTTAATAACGGTTGTACTTTACCAGTATTACGATTATAATACGGTGGATTATCAAAATCAGTAATATGTGATTTTGCAATGTCTAATTCTAAATTTTTAATACCCCTAAATTCTCTAACTTTTGATGTATAAGGTTTAATTTCATTAATATACTCTTGCAAATGAGGCAAAAGTTCAACTTTAAAATTAGGAAGCTGCTTAACATTATCTTCGGCCGAAGAAATATTTAAATATGAACTCTTGAGTATCCAATCTACATCACCTTGCTCCGAAAGAACATATGATATCATACCAAAGAATATTTCATTTATTCTAACCAGCCAATCAATTGTAAAAACATTATTAAAAATAGTATCGATAATAGTACGAAAATCAGTACTTTGCGCCAACGTAAATGTATCTGTATACGCTATTGTTTCAAAGTTTATAGTCTGTTTTTCTGCACCTATTTTTAAGAATGTTTTTGTAGCAAGGACATACTTATAAACACGCCATCTATTTGTACCATCATTTTCGACTTTTACAATATCACCATCAAGCAACCCGGTTAATAATTTTCTTTTTGCTATTGTATCTACTGTATATTTAATTACAGTATCGGTAGAATATCCAGTGGCCCACCAATCAATATAAGTTATAAATTGATTATTATAAACATTAATATCCCATCCTGTTTTATCATCATTAACCGGTAATGTTGTTAAAATTGCATTCATTAAAACAACAAAATTCTTTCTTGCTAATTTTACATTTTTAAACCACGTTTGTCGCGGACGATATAATGTACCATATCGCATTTCTTCATGCAATATAGTAGTATCAGGTATTGCTAATCCTGTTTTATCATATCCTACTAAACTATCAATCATTTTATTAATAAAATAAAGAGGTATAGTACTTCGCGAATCATCTTTTCTCAATAAAACCCATTGCTTATGTATATTCCCTTCATCTTTTTTTACTTTATATTCTAACTGTAATCGAGAATCTTCTGCTGTTATTAAATGATCAATGTTATTAACAACCATTGCGCCGCCGGGCTTTCTATAAGTTATTTGCAATATATCACCTAAAATTGCCGGAGTAGTTAATATAATAGATTGTATCGTGCCGTTCGCTGATATAACACCGTTGGAATATGTTACCTTAATACCATTAAGCCTTACAGCTGCAATGAGCGACGGATCTATGCCTACCGTAGAAATAGTCTGTGAAGCACCTGCAACAGTAATAACATCATCTACTCTTTCATAATAATTACTAATTGGAGCATACCATTGTGTATTTTCCAAAGTAGATATATATGTTGCAACACTACTTGCGCTTCGTAAACGCCAGTCAACATTTGGTATAGTTGTTTTATTTTTTACCCAAAAGTAATAATTCGTTACAAATTTACTTGTAGCAAGATCCCATTCTTCAACTTGACTATACTGTGCTATACTTTTAACTGTACCAGTACCTGTATACTGTGACGGTTCTACTGTACTTTTCACCCATTCATATATATCAATACTCGACCCGGGAAACATTTGATTCCAATACTTTCTGCGATATCTATTGTCTCCTTGCTCTGCATCATAAAACTTTACTGTAGATATATCCCACCAAAGGTGTCCTACTTGCCTACTATCCCATAGAAGATCTTCATTCACTAATGAACTAGCATCATCGCTAACAGTATATCTTGCAGGATCTCTATTTAATTTATATGAAATCTCAGTATCTGCTAACCCACTAATAATACCTTTTGGAAAATCTAACAACGACAAGTCTGCATCAACTGCTTTTTCATTTGCATCAAACAATGTAGCAACATCAAACAGTGCCGAATTAATTCGCTCTTCTTCAGTTCTATGTGATTCAAACCATGTATCGAAACTAGTAATATCAGTAAAACCAGTATTTACTTCTAAACCTGTTCCAATAATTGCATCAACATTAATAACTGGTGTATTAGTTAACAACGGCAAATATGTAATATCGCCCTGATTAACAATTGCTATTTCCTCAACCGGGCCTGCTATGTTTGCAGTTGCAGATGCACCGGCGCTTCCTCCTCCAGTAAATACTACAGTCGGAACTGATGTATAGTTACCTGGCTCTTCTACTGCTACACTTGTAACAACACCCGAAATAGTCGCAGTTGCGGTTGCTTGCCGCGGAGTGCATCCGCCGCCACCGCCATATGCAGGAGCATCAATTTTTAAATCAGGGGCGGCCTGAAATGTATCACTAATTGTAACATCAAGAGATTTTACTTTAAACAATAAATCTAATGTTAAACCTGTTCTACCTGTTGAAGGAGACGATGTTGTTGCACAGTTTGTATGTGACGGTAATACGGTATAGTCGCCGCCATCAGTGATTGTTATACCGGTAACCGAACTAATTGGTACTATCGTGATCACCGCTACAGCACTTGATCCACCACCGCCAGTAAAGGTAACCGACGGTGCTGATGTGTATCCATCTCCTGCAAGAGTTATTGTAACACCAGTAACTATGCCTGTACCAACATCAATTGTTGCCGTTGCTGTTGCTGTTGTACCACTTGTAGGCGGATCTATAGTAACAGTCGGTGCTGATGTATATCCAGAACCTGGATTAGTTACTGTTATACTATTAACTTCCCCGACACCTACCGATGAAACAGTACCTGTTGCAGTAGTACCTGTTCCGCCTGTTACCATTATTACATCATTTACTGCATAACCTGTGCCTGGCGTATTTACAGTCATTCCAACACAACCGCCATCTGTACCAACTTCCATATGTACTGCTACTGTTGAGTCATCATCCCTAATTCCTTTACCGGCTGATACTACTAACTTACCTGTGTGGGGGGAATTAAATGTTGCTGTTAACTCATTAATAGAAGTATGTGTAATCGTTGGAAAATCATAGTTACCTTTAATATTATAATGCTTATCAGCAGTATTAGCTGAGAATACACTACCGCCGGATACAATTGCTTTACCTGCGGTTGCTGTTGGGAATGTTATAGTTAAATTATTATTATCAATATATTTAATAGCAGGATTATCATACAATCCTTTAATATTATAATACAATTCTGATTGTCCATTAAATGTAGTACCTTCAGATATAATTGCTTTACCTGCTGTTGCTGTTGCAAATGTAATTGTTAATGTATTAGCATCCACAAATGTAATAGTAGGTTGATCAGATAATCCACTTATACTATAATATTTTGCAGGATCAATTGTTACGCTATAATCTCCAGATTGTATGCTTGCGCCCAATACTGCAACATCAACATTTACATATGTATTATTTAAATTATGTGTAATAGTCCAAGTAGTTGCAGCTGTTGCTTCTGTATGAGCAAAACTATTACTCGCACTTACAGAATTATTAACTGCTACATAACCTGTTTTAGTTACACCTGTTGGGAATATAACTTTAACATTATTAGTATCAGTATATTCAATTAAAGGTTGATCTAGTGAAGACCTTGCAGATATATTATTATTATATATAACATCTACATTTGCAATATCTTGTCCTAAACTATGTGTAATTGTCCATGTGTTTGCAGCCGATTGCAAACCACTAACAAAATCTGAATCGATAACAACTATTTTACTTATAGTTGCTGAATCATTATATGTTATTGTTAAATTATTAGCATCAATATGTGTAACTTGTGCTTGGTTATATGTATTATGAATTATGTTATTATTATTATCAACTAATTCTACATTAACGTACTGCTTATTTAAAGCATGATTAATAGTAAACAAAATATTTCTATCGCCCAAATCAATGTTATTACCTAGCATTGCTACATCAACAACAACATACTTCTTACCTAAATTATGATTTACATTCCATGTTGTTGCGGCAACGCCAACATTTGACGTGTGTTCATGGCCATAATTAGGTGAAACACTATTATCATCATTATGTGTAACTACTACATAACCAGATTTGGTTACACTAGTTGGAAACATAACTTTAATATTATTAAGATCGGTATATTCAATTAATGGATGATCATATCTACCAATAGCAGATGTGCTATCATTATATATAATATCTACATTAGCAATATCCTGATTCAAACTGTGTGCAATTGTCCAAATGTTTGCAGTTGATTGCAAACTACTTGTAAACCGTGGTTTAATTACACTAACTTTATCTATATTTGTAGCACCACCTGTTATTCTTAAACTAGTTGTACTAAAATAATCAATAGAAGCTTGTTCATAGATGCTACTAACTAAATTATCTGCGGCATCAATAAGTGCAATATTAACATATTGCGAGCCTAAATTATGTTGGACTACGGCCCAATTACCTAAGCCGGCCATATCTAAATTAGCACCCGGAAATGCTACGTCAACATTTACATGACGTTTACCTAAATTATGCGTTATTGTCCATGTTGATGATGCTGAAGTTTGACTATGGGTATAACCTGTTCCAGGAGTTGCGCCTGGGACATAATTATCACTATATGTTACAGCAACACGACCAGATTTTTCAACACCAACAGGAAAAACAATAGTAAGATTGTTTGCATCTGTATATTCTATTAACGGATGACTATAACGACCGGTTGCACCTTTATCATCGTTATATATAATATCAACATTAACATACTGTTGCCCTAAATTATGTGCAACTGACCACATACGTGAATTTGTAATTAGTGGGCTAACAAACTCAGATTTAATAACATCAATATATCCAGTAGTTACTACTCCATTCCAATCTACAGTTAAATTATTAGCATCAACATATGTAATTATCGGTGCTCTATATTCGGGCCCTATAGACTTATGCAAAAAGTCAAAAAGTTCTAAATTAACATATTTCTGATTTAAATTATGTTCGACGTTCCAAATCTTACCAACAGAAACAAGAGATTCATATACTTCAACGCCCGGTAAATTTTGATAACCTGCTCCTGCATCTGTAATATTAATACTAACAATTACTGATTGTATTACTGAGCTTGCAACCGCAGTCGAAATCTTACCGCCTCCTGAGAAAGAAACAGCAGGAGGACTTGTATATCCAAGGCCGCCGGCGGTAACAGTTACATCTTTTACACCATATTTAATTTTTGTAATTTTACCAACTGGTTTTATTTTTGTTTCTGTTAAAAATGTATCAATAGTAAATGTCTTATCAATATCAGAAGGTGTATAATTATTACCACCAGTTGCTATTGAAAGCAAATTTAATCCATAATGGTCTTTAAGATCAACAAGTTTACTTACTAACCAACCATTTGGTACATTATCCACCCAAACAAGATCCAATACACTATAAAAAGTTTTATTTGTTTTTACATCATTAAATGCATCAACTTTTGTAGCAAACCTACGGAGATGCCAATATTGTATTAGATTTGAACTATCGGCAGTACTTTCTTCAAAATCATCAATAACAAATATACCTTTCTTTTTAATAGCCATCGAAACAGTAAAACTACCGGATCCAAATATACTACCCGAAACAGTAGATATTATAACATTTCCTGCTCCTGCTACAATAGTATTATAAGGGCCAATATTATTTGTATTATAAGTTCCATTAATAGCTATAAACCCAGGTAATATACTATTTGCAGTACCTGTATCTCCTACTTGAATTTCCGTCGGCGATGGCGACGAAATTACAGTAAGTAAAAAGTCTTTTATAAAATCACGATCAGCGGCAACTATATCATATATTGGTATTTCATTAACATTAGTTAAGGTTGTTACATCGTTGGTATTCAAATCAATTATAGTAACTATACCGCTACGAATATCAATTCCTTTATTTACATACACAACTTGTTCTTCGACAACATAGCCACCAGCTATACCTATAACAGTATTATTTTCATCTGTAACATTAGTTAATACTACAACATCATTATCTTTAAATGGATGAGATTGTACAGGACTTGATATTAACGATGATGTTTGTGCTTTTAAACCAAGTCCAGGTAACGCTGTTCCTGACACATGCAATGACGAGCCATTATATTGCAATTTTAAATTACCATTAACATCAGTATCAGCAACAAAATCTTCATCTGTGATAGCTTCATTTATATCTTTAATCACATCATCTATCATTATTACCCGATTATCAACAAATGATACTTCGTTATTTTCGTCATCTGTAAAAAATAATGCATTATATGCGTTGCCAACACCTTTTGCTACTTCGATCCTGCCTGCAAATTCACCAGTAAATGTAATTTCTTTTTCTTCTGAATTTAATGTTATAAAAACATCAGGTATATTTGCAGAAACTAAATCATTATATATTTCATTATATGTTAAATCATTATAATACAAGTTACTTTCTATACCAACATCGCTATCAAACAATGTTTGTTTAGTATCAAATGTTAAACTACTATTTGTAGTGGTTAATTGCAAATAGCCATTATGGCTCGATGCTGTTACATTTGGTACATTAGCATTAATATTACCAATGATGCCACCCATATAAGATGCATCAGGGCCTGAATCAGTTAAAGTATCACCAGTTACAAACTGTATAGTTGTACTGTCAATTTGAATCTCTGAATCTATAGTAACGTTTGGATTAAAAACTTGACCAATAACCGTCAGCGGACCAACCGGTATTGAAGAAAACACAACCTGAGTTTCACTCGTTGGTGTTCTAACATAAATACTCTCGTCTTTACGAACCAAATTAGCATTTGCTACACTAACATACATTGTTGGTATTTCTGTTTCAAACGACGACGAACTTAATGTTATACTAATCGGTTCATTACCATCAAGTGATACAAATAGCTTATCACCTACTTTTGCTGTAATTGCCGATTCCTCTGTTGTGGCTGCGGCTGTTGTCGATAGAGAACTTGTTATAGTAGGTATAACTTCGTCTACAACATTAATTTCTGTTTTTCCTGTACTTAATAATTGGCTATGCTGGACTTTTAAATTTGTTTCAACTAACTTATATACACCGAATTCATCATTGTTTATATCAGCAACATGAACAACCGAACCAACCGAAGGCTCAATTGTTGCTTGTGCTACAGTGTTTAATGCAGCTAATGCCTTAGCATTAAATGCTCGATAAGTAATATCTTCATTATGTACATATCCAGCAGTTGGCAGCCATGTATCTTCAGTATAACCGATTGGTAACTTTGGCCAAACTTGTGTCTTTGGCAATGTTGGCTTATTAACCCAACGAGAATCATTTATATAATTTATTTGAATTAAATCATCTGTTAAAAGATCAATATTACTATCTTCATACGTAAACTCAATTAATGGATTTTGTACTCTGACATCATTTGCTTTTAATTGGAATTCATTTTTTGTGTTATTAGCAATAGCGCCAAAGTCACCAATTTTAAATGCATACTCTTCAAAAACCGACATATTATTATTAGCAAGTTTCGAGTTACGAAGCAGTTTATTAATACTTTGTATATTACCTTTTTGTCGAAGCATACCTTGAAAAAATTCAAAAGATATATTTTCATCTTCAGTAATATTATCTAAATAATCTCGTTGTTGGTATCCAAATAAATGCCTTGCACTATCTAATAATGTTTCTGTAACTGGTACATCATGGATTTTAAATAATTTTTGATAATCACTTGCAGTTGTATCAAAATTTGGTATAATTGTATCGCCTCGAACAATATAGCCATCTGCTCTTAGTGCACCTGTCCAATTTCCAGTTTTTACAAGATTTAATTTTAATCTGTCCTGCCGTAAACGCAACAATGGATCGTAAATCAAATCATTAAAATCTGTTATATTATCAAAAATAATAGAATGTTCGCTTTTATATGGATTTAATTTTAAACCATAAATGCCAATACCGTTAACATTATTAACAATAAAATAATCATTTTCTCGTTTAATATCTAAATCTCTGACAGGCATTGCAATACCGTCTTTATCAACAATGCTATATGTAGCGTTAATAACTTCTCGTATAGTATCAATACGCCCAATGTTTGTAGTATTAATTTTAACCTTATTAGCCGCCGGGCTTAATGATAAAAATGTACCAACTTCCCAAGTTGACATCTGTGCCCAAAATAAAAACTCTTTTGCAGAATATTCCCAATCTGTTATATCCTCCACTTCGCTATCATACTCATCAAATATAAATCCTAAAGATTCTAAATATTTTCCATATGAAAGAAGAAAAGTAAATACATCTTGAACTGTTTGAAATTCTGTTCCATATGGTATTTCAGCAAGTACATCATAATGTTCACGATATCGATTAACTCGTATATTACCAACTTCTACAACATCATATGTTCCAGTATCAATACAAGGTATAAATCTAAAATTAGCATTAAAAGAATCAAAACCTGAAACAGAATAACCTGTTTCAGTAATAGCAATCTTAACTCCACTATAAACACGTATTCCTTCACTATATCCATGATATAGTAAAATAGTTTTATTTTCTTCTGGTATAAAAATACTATTAGATGTTCGTGTCGTACTATAACTAGCTGCTATTGCAGTTAAATTATTACTAACAAAACCGCCGGCTTTATAACCCAATGCAACGCCTGCTGTTTTAAAAACATCTAATATTACATTTGTATATTCCTTACTCTCACTTGAAAGATGAGAATAAATCCATGGTTGATATCCATAAATTATATTCGCATCAGCATAAAATTTAAAATCTTTTAATCTTTTTCTTTTGCTAGTGTCTTTAAAAATTACTTGCTTCTTATTTGCTAACGCCCTGGTAAAATTTAATGTATCCCATGCTTTTGTACAATATTCAGCCGGCCGAGTCAAATATAATAATTTATTTAAAATCCATGGCCAAACAACATTAACATGTGCATTATATTCAGCAGGACCAACGTCACTAAACTGCCATGGCAAATGTCGATCGGCAATATGCGGAACAGTATATTCACCAGCAATAATCTTCGTCGATGCTAGGCCAAAAATTCCTGCTTCAACAGGATCTAATAATTTACCTAAATGATCAACCGGAATAACACTACTTAATCCTACTCGTCTAAACGGATTATCAGTTAAATAACTACCATCTATATAATTTTCTCGGGGGCCGTTACGAATAATTCCATTTTCTAAATCATTCCATAATGCAGTATTAGTATTACTATAATCAGTTCCATATGTTGCAACCCACCACGATGGCCTAATACCAAAGCCAAGCATTTCCCATGGCCTTGTATGTGGATTAACAGTATCATAATAATCTAAATAAATGCCGCGCCAATTACCAGATACTGTTTCGCCATCTTTATCTAATTCTTTACTATAATTCCATGTAAACGGTAAACTTTCATCATACGTACGATGTGTTATTAAATCTATATCATGCTCGACGCACCAACGTTGAACAATAGGCTCAAGTATCCGATTAAATTCAAAACGTGAATAATCACTTGTTCTAAACTTACCAGGCGCAACCTTAAAATAATTTACAATTGGCAAATACTCTTTTATAAATCTATCAGAGATAGCATTATACATTCTTTTTTCAAGTTCTAATAATGCATCATCTCTATGATCTCCAAATAGTAATATTCGAGAACCGTCGTGCCCTTGAATAAACTTTCGATCGGCGCCAACATATGTATCATCTGTTAACACATGTGGAAGATATACAGAATGCATTCCTACCATACTTGGAGTAAGTGGAACAAATGAATTTTGTATATCTTCGAAAATACGGATTTCTACAGCTGAAGATCGTAATACTGTATCCTTAAAAGTAATTCTAGTTACTGACGCACCAAATTCATTTATTGTTACATCAATTGTATATTCAATATCTTTTAATAGCAATACCGGTGCTTTTCCATCAGTACGATCTTCAGGTTTAGTAAGATATACATATACTATTTTTTCTCTATTATCTAATTGTGCATCAGTAACTAGTCCTCCCTCTATATCAATATATGTAATATTAAATTCTGGGTAAACAATCTGTTCTTTATAATTAGTACCGTATGCAAATGCGTGTGTTTCTGTAAATATTTTTAAATTACTTCGATACGAATACATATCTTCTAAAACCGTATCAACAAATTTGCTTATATCTACGGTATCTGTTTGTGTACCATAATATTCTGCTCTTTGCAAAAATTTTGCTTTAAACGCTTCGTATTCGTGCTGATTATATCGTATGCTTGAAACGATGTCAAAGCTGTTATTATCAGCTAACAAAACCATCATAGGTAATAACGAACTTTCGTGTTGTAGAATTTTTGTACCTTTGCTTCTGTCTTTCGCTGTATCTCGATAATTGTTTATACCTATTTCATTACCAAGTATGCCTGTTTGTGCTTTTATAATTGATGAAAAATGTCCTTGCAACTCACTTACTGTAGCTTCATTAATATCTAAATTATCAGGATTTGCTTCCAAATTATCAGGAATTTCATAATAATGATTATCGTTAATATTAACAAATGTTTTTGTATTTGCACGAACTTCTATAACTTGTTTTGCTGAAATTATTTTATTTGTTACAAAAGTTAGTACCCTATTTACAACATTATAATCATAAGACCTTGTTGCAGTTGATTGCTTTGCTTCAACACCATCAACTGTAACAATAATATCGGCTAATCCTCCAGTGATCACCGGCGTAACATTTAATGTATATATTTGATCACCTGTGTTACTAGCAATAAATGTTTCAGTAACCAATTGCTTACTATATGCATCTGTAGGATTCCATCCATTTACAAATATAGATATCATTTTATCGTTCGGATCGGATCCCGAACCAGATAAATTATATTGATTAGCATACTTATAACCATTAACATTATCAATTGTATCTTCAAAATTATTAATAAAAACAATGTCGGCGGTTTGACCAAATTCTTTATATTGTAGTGCTTTACCTATATAAGTATCTGCTATGCCACTAGTGGCTGTTTTATAACTAAAAATCTTACTACCAGCAAATGTACTGTTAGAATATACACTTGTATCATCTAATTTATTTTTATCTGAATCATATAATTGATACAAAGGTTCATCATTTTGCTTATCTTTAAGTTGCGACAATTTCCATTCAAATCCATTCCAATAAAATTCTCGGCCTAAATAATATTTTCCCTTTATAGCAAAAACTTTCTGGTCAGGTTTTACAGTTGTTGTTGGTGTCAATACACATGTAGCACCTGTAAATGAAACCGTAAATATTGTTCCAAATGCGCTCGATCCAGCACCTACTGTTACATCCCAATCACCTGTTGCTCCTGATGGCATATCTGCATATGGCCCTGGTGGTGTTTGAACACCTAACGGATGCGAGCCAGGATCCCAATTATCTGCATCCCATAAATTAAAATTTAATAATTTATCATTTAAAAAGATAATAGTATCGCCGGCTTTTAATGTATAACTATCAACAACAGGATTTGTTGCACCATGTACATCATCATATTTTGTTACACTTGCAATAGATACACTACCTATACCTTCTAATCCATATCTGTATAATTCTAAATCATTATCAAATTCAATAATAGGTCGTTTGGCTTGGCGCAAACTATCTAACGAAAATGTCTCAGATAATACATCCAACGACGCATCCCATTTTGTACTATCATACGGATCTGTTCCTAAATCCCATGGATGCAAAGTTTCTTTTGTAAATATTCCGCCTGTTACAGCACCAGTAACTTGTAAAAGAACATCTTTATGATACCAACCATTTGTTCTGCTCCATGCATTTTGATTTATCGCACCCCGCTTAATAGTAACATAATCTATGCGTTGCTCTAATGGCGTAGCTTCGCTAATAATAGTACCAGCCCAAACTACTTCGTCCCAAAAATCACTATCCCATGGGTGTTCTGTTTCACTACCCGGAATCATATAAGGCAATGTATGATTAAAATCATCACTGTTTACATCTATTAGTTGAATACTTGTGCCTACACCTTCAACAATAAATTCTTTATTAAGGTATGTCGTTGGTGTAATATTAGCACCACCAAATTCTATTTTCATTCCATTAGAAAATTTAATGCCATTTGAAGCCGTAAAAGATGCCTGTCCTATTACATCAGTTGTAACAACAATTGGTGCTGACAACGGTGCAGTAATTTCTATTTTAACCGGTCCATTATCATACCAATAATAATTTTCATAATTAATAAATTTATCCATATCAATAGGCGGTGCCCATGAATATGCTTTTGATTTAAATAATCTATCTTGATTAGAAATATTACTACCTGCAACAGACAATAATTTTAAAACGTCATCATAAAAAAGTACGTTAGTAATATCAGCAGTATCAACATCTTTAATAGTTAAAACTGGTTCAAGCTGATAATTTTCTCTACTTTGATCAACCTCAGGGAAATAAAAATCATTTTCAAAATCATGTACACCAGGGATTTTACGACCAACGAAACCTGCAGCCCGAATTACATCTTCTTCATTAAACCATTGGTCTACTGTGTTTTTAAAAAACTTATCAAGAACATCAGTCTGATGTATTGCTGGTAATTTTTTAAATACTCTTTCTTTCATTATTATCTAATCTTTAAATTTTGTTCCGTATATCCTTTGACTACTTCGACATTATTAACATTAGCAACACTTAAAAACAACTCATCGGGCTCTGCTTTTACTTGAAACAAATTACCAAAGTTACTCTCTGCTTGCGTTGGCACAATAACTATACTACTAAGATGTGACGATAAATTCTGATGAATATATGCTGCCAGTTCAGTATAATAAAAGCTCTCACCAAGATCCCAATTATCTATACTAAAGAAATCATTTGTAACCGATACTACTCGACTTCGTAATTCATTGTCACTTAATGTACTTCCTATTACCTTGATAATTTTAAATGTTGCTTGTAAACTGCTCTGAGCATCAGCACCAAACAATAATTTAAACTTAACAGGTTTATAAATTATCTCATCACTAATACTTTTATAAGTGCTTAAGGTATCCATAGAAACTGCTAGCTCCGCCGTTGTTGGCTCAATTGGAAATTCGCCAATTGAACTATTATTTGCCTTCCACGAAAGAACATTTGTATAATATGAACGAGTTAATACAAATATATCAATAAGATTTGTTGGGCTTGGGTCTACACGCTGATCAATAGGCGCATAATGCTTCCATTGGAAAAATACATCTTCGGCTGGATTATCTATAATAGCCGAGGATGTTATAGTAGGTGTAATATGTGTACTACGTCCAACATATGCTTTAAATTTTATTGTACCATCTGTGTCGTTTACCAATAATGTTGCAGTATAAGGCGATGTTGTACTAATTTTCTTAAACTCTTTTGTGTCAGATCTATAAATATACTTTCCTGCATAATCGGCGCCATTAGATAAAATTATATTTTCTTCTGTTTGATTCACTGCTTCCAAAACATTCTTAGTTAATTTATAATAAACATATCCATCAAACTCGGTATACGTTTCTTGAAATATATGCCTATTAGTATTTACAAACCGATCAAAACTTAAAGGATCATCAGGTACCATGTCATTGTCAGAATCATAAAATGTTATCAATGCTTTTTTAGGATCTCGATAGCCGTCTTCATATGTCAACAAATTAGACATATTAAATTTAATATCATTGGTAAAATTCTTTGTACTTCTAATAGAAATTGTACCTGTTGCTGTTAACCCAGGACTAGGAGGATTACCAAATGTAACAACATCGGTTGCCGAATACCCACTACCAGCATCTGTAATTTGTACACGACTAACAAATCCTTTTACCATAATCTGACTTGCGCCAGCACCGCCAGTAGTTGTTGGGTAAGTAAAAAACGGTTGCCCTGTATAACCATATCCTGTGTCAGTAATTTCTAGCGATCGAATAACACCACTTGGTTCAATAGTAATATCTGCGGCATTATCAGCGGCTGTATATCCAGTACCACCTTGTATTATATTAATTGCAGATATATTTCCTGCAGAATTTACATAAACTTCACCTGTAGCCGTTACTGGAGTAACTCCCGAAGGAGGACTTGACGGTGCCGGAAATGTTATTGCTACAGGTGCTGGATCTGTTTCCGGAGGTGTACCTGGCGTATAGCTAGTACCGCTATTTGTAATTGTAGTATCAACTACGCTATTTGATAATGTGGCAGTAGCAGTAGCACCATTGCCGCCTCCTCCGGTAAAACTAATAACCGGATTAGAACTATAACCACTACCAGGGTTATCTACATTAACCGCAGTTACTTCACCAATAAGTGACGGGGCTCCTGTTGCAGTAGTTTTTGTTCCACAGGTACCAGCTGGTGCACCTATTGTTATTGTAGGTGTAGTTTGATAGCCTTCGCCTGCAGGTGACAACACAACAGATTTAACTTTAAAATTAAGATCAAGAGTTAATCCTATACCTACTGACCCGGTGGCTCCTGTTGTAATGCAACTAATAACAGTCGGTAATACTGTATAATCACCACCAGTTGTAAAACCTGAGGTGGATGCAACATCCATTGTAAAGTCTGCGGCGCCGCCGCCTCCTAAATTAGCATCTGCAATTGTAATAGTATCATCAACTTTATGATTGTTGTCACCGCGTGTAACAACAGTAACAGATGTAACTGCACCGGTACCATCAACAGTAATGTCAAATGTACCTACTACACCCGTTCCAGATGTCGAGCCGGTTACACCAGTATATGTTCCTGCTGTTCTTAATGCATCAGCTGCACCAAATGTATCCATGCTCCTGTGACCGCCATAAAGTCCTGTGACTGCACCTGCTGAAACCGATGCAATGGTAACTGTTGCAGATGTTCCTGTGCCACCTATAACTGTATAAACTTTACCTACATCACCAGAAACAAAACCTGTTCCCCTACTATTAATTATTACTGGCGGACAATCTGAAGGTACAGTAATATCATCACCAACTTCCATATGTGGTGTACCAACTGCTTGTACTTGACTGCCATGTAATTCACCATGTGTAATAATAGCTTTACCGGCTGTTGCTGTCAAGAATTGAATAGTTAAAGTATTTTCATCAACATATGTTATTGTTGGGTAATCATATAATCCTTTAATATTATAATACAAAGTAGGTGATATTGTTGCAGTATAATCTGCACCTGATTCGAACATTGCACCAAGAACTGCGATATCAACATGACAATGCTTCATACCTAAATTATGTGAAACCGTCCAAGTGGTTGCCGAAGATGTTTGTGTATGTAAATAACCATTGCCGACTGCTCCGTCATTACCAGCACTGTTATGTACTAAAGCATAACCCGACTGCGTGACACCAATAGGAAATATTACACGGCATTGTGTTTCTGATGTATATTCGATCATTGGATAATTTTCTTTGCCTTGTAAAGACACATTTGCAGAATCAACAATATCAATATTAACTATCCCATCTGTTCCTATTAAATTATGTTCTATTATCCAAATATTGCTTGCCGGAATTAATGTATTAAAACCATATCGTGATTTAATAATATTAACATAACCAGTTGTTGCGGTATTCCATGCAATTGTTAAACTATTTGCATCTGTATAAGTTACTGTAGGTGCATTATAAACAGTACTCATCACTTGATGATTTGCATCTATAATTTCAAAATTAACATATTGCTGATTAAGATTATGATTAACTGTCCAAGTACTTCCTATATAACCTGGCGGGTCTATATATACTGATGGTATATTTTGATATCCACCGCCGTGATAACCAGGCGACCCAAAAGTAAAACCTGTTAATGCTTGTGATATAATAGCAGTAGCAGTTGCTTGTGTACCCGAACCACCAGGTGCAGATATATTTACTGTTGGCGACAAAATATAAAGTGTGCCGCCGGCGGTTACTGTAATAGCACCCACTGCATCATTTGCTAATATTATAGTAGCTGTTGCATTTGTAGAAAGATTTGCTTTTAATTGTATCGATCGCCCATTACTAGCCAATACACCATTATTATTAATAGATATTTCAGTTTGATTACCGCTTGAATCAACTACATTACTATCTAAATATGTCAATGCATTATTAGCTGGTACGTATCCAACTCCACCGAGGCCGCCTTCGATTACATTCCATGACAAGGATGATATTGCAGTTGCTTCTTCAACTTCGCCGGATGCACTAAAAGTTACTACGGGTGCAGCTTGATATCCAGAACCAGGATTAGTTAATGCTACATTATCAATTTGTGCTCTCTTATCAATATTTACTTTTAACAATGCAACTAAATCTTTTTTTGCTTGCCCTGTTTTAATATCAATTGTTTTATATGCATTATTAAAATAAAATCGTACATCTTCCTCACTTTCAAAAATATATCTTAAACCGCGAGTAGTTATAAGGTATGTAGCATCTGTAGCCGAAGTGGCTGCTTGATATTCTGCTTTAATAATCCAACTTGCATCTTTATTATCACTTGTATTATCCTGTGCAAATGCCTGACTATATGCAGTACTTGTTAACTCTAAATTGTTCGGAGATATAACATATAAAGAAGATGATTTATAATCAAAACCTATACCAAATGTATTTTTTAAATCAAGTTGTGCAGTAATACCAACTTTTTCAACTTGATTAAATATACGTCTAAATGTTGGGAAAAACTTTGTTAATATATAACCATGTGGTATTTCCTTATTTAATTCTATCGGACCTGCTGTCCGGCCGAATGGATCACCATTATTAATAACATTTTCTATAGTAGCATATTCGGTAATAGTTCCGGTTGAATCAGTAAATTCTAGCAAACATTTTTCTATTAAATACGCACGTTTACCACTGGCTATAGAACCTATAGCCATCGAATTACTAAAACTAAAAGTAGTTTCATTTAATACAAAATAACCTTTATTATGTAATTTAGCCTGAGGCAATGTTACCCATTGCAATTGCTCAGTTGTTGTAAGTTTCCATGCCGATACACCATCAATACGCTGTATTTCCTTTCTATATGTATCATAATAAAAATTTGTTAATTCATCTAAACTTAATTGGGGTTGTAAATACCGCTGAATTATGCTATTGGAAGTTAACGATGCTGTTAAACTAAATGTTAATTCAGCATTTTGCTCATCTTTATATAGCATACCATCATCAGCAAATACATTTAAATTTTGTACTGTGCCAGTTGGATCGTTTATATCAATATTTCTGCTATGCCCTGAATGCGTACGATTGATTGCTTTCATTTTAAGAATACCCGAATTCTTAAACATTGGGTAGATATTATAATCCTCACCAGTAATCATTCGATCTTGTGTATAAAAAGTTCGAGATGCGTTTTCCTTAATAACACTAATAGGCTCTGATTCCAAACTATTGCCTATATTTGTTACTAACTGCAAAACAATTGATAATACTTGTGTTGCACCAGTTGCATCAACATATGAAAGTCGAATTGTTTGTAAACCAACATCCTCTGATTTTATAACTGCATTACTATTGGCGCTACTTCTATACCATACACGTATAATACCATACGGAATATCACCAAAATTACCATCAGAAAATCGTACAGAAATAGTATCATTCGCATGACTATTAACTTTAAATATTTTTCTTGTGCCTTCTATTATATTATTATAAACAACATTAGTACCAGAGATAGCAGGCACTTTTTCCCAATTATGTAAAACTTGTCCGGTGCTATTAATCGTTTGCACCCAAACATCAAATTCATTAATACCCGGCACATCAATGTCGAGTTCTCTGTTTGGCAATGGCGTTGCTACATCAAAATCTTGATATGCTAATGTTCCTTGTTTTGCATATCCAAAAAAGCCAGTATTAGCACTTCCGTTACCCAATCCATCATTTAAATAAAGAATACCAAAATTATCTGTTGGATTTGGTGCTACTTCTTTAACATATAATTGATCATCAAAGATAGCATTTACTATCTCCAACGGATATGATCTTCCATTAACTGTTGCCGATAACGGATGAACAACTTTAAAATTATCAACTACATCAACATGATAAACTTCAGTTGGAATATTATTAAGTGTTCCTTTTTTAACAGGAGTGCCAAATGGATTTTGCGTAATAAAAGCCTGATTTAATATTAAAATAAACTGCTCTAAAAACGCAGTATTATTAGGATCATTCCATACAATAGACCTATTAGTCAAATTTGTACCATTACTATCAAATATTTCTTCTGTAGTTCTAATAGAATGAAACTTCAACATACCAGTTCCTGGTATATTTCTTTTTGGTGTATAATTCAACATATTTGCCAAACGCAATATACTTTCTTGGCGTTCGGCTGTGTCTAAAAAGTTTTCTCTAACATTTAAATCTTGCCTAAATGCGATGGTTTGCCCCATATATGCAAGTAATTCAACAATAGCAATAAATTCACTACTTTCGATAAAATCATTAAAATCTTCTGGAAAATTATCTTGCAGATATTCAACCATTGCTTGCTTAATAGTATCAAAGTCATATGCAGTAAAATTAATTTGATTAAAAGTTCTATAAATCGTTCTAAAATCTTCTGCGGCAAATAAATTACTTTGTCGTTGTGCTTGTGCCATTTAATCTATTCCTGTAAATCTACATCAAATTGTATAACAAGTTCTTCTGTAATACCATCTGGCAAATATGTAACTTGTGTTTCTAGCAAAATAACCTGATTATACTCCGATAATTTCATAGTTTCCAATTTGATCCTAGGCTCTTCCTCAATAATCCGAGTAGCATCCTCTATTATTAATTCTTTAGTCGATGTATCCATTGGTTCCATTAATAAATCATATATTATAGTTCCAAATGTAGGAAGCATCATTCTTTCGCCTTTCCTTGTACTAAAATGATTTAATAAATCTCTTTTTACTAAATCAAAATCAGTCAAAGTATAAGGTGGTTTTTTCTTATCTACTGTACTAAAGCCAATAAAAGTTGGGGAATCTGCCATTCTTATATACCGTTTTAATTATTTATCTGAAATCTTTATAAAGGGTTATTAGTATATGGCTAATTTTAAGTTAGTGTTGAAAATAATTTTGCTTCTTTTAATCGACGTGCAGTCAGGCCTGAATTTATGGCAGTTTGTGGAACTTTTGAAACTATGCCATTTTCATATACAGGAACAATTTTTGCTACTCTATTATATCTCATAAATTCTGTTGTTGCCTTCGCAAAGTTTTTTTGATTTATTGCAGTAACAACTGTAGAATTTGCAAACGCAACCGGTCCCAAACTATGAGCTAAACTAATTAATGCATCAGATTGATTTTTTGTAATAGGTGATTTTATGTGTTTTCGAACTGCTTCAATTGCTTTTGTTATATCATTATCAAACAATGCATCGGCTTCTGGCCGAGTAATACCATTAAGATATGTTTCACCGTAAAATGTAAGTGGTGTACCTTTTATATGTTTCTGTTGACGGCTACCATACAACCCTCGTTTAACACCTAATAGTTTATTAGGGGTTTTCTTAGTCCAAGAGATCCACTCTGAGCTTACTCCTAGTTTTGCTTTATGTGCAAACGGTGGGTAATTTTCTGTAGAATTTACCAAAATTTCTGTATCTGATTCTCCTACTTCCCGCACTGTATTTTGAACTACAGTACCTGGATTAAGAATATGGCCGTACCCAATAGATTGTTTCTTAGTATGCGAATTTGTATCAACAGATAGATTTAATCCTTCAGATTCTTTTATTATATTCACACCCTTCCCTGATAAATCAGCAGCTGCTGGCGGAGTAGCAGTTGAGTTGCCGCGTTTCTCATATACAGGATTACCAAAAGCATCATATCCTACACCAACATATTGCCCAGGGACATCATTTGCAGTTGGAGTGCCATCAACAGGTTCGGGTACTTCAACTATTTCTGGACTATAGGGAGGTTGAACCTTTCCTATGGAATATTCAACTGGCTTTTCTTTTACTTCAAGTTTATCTGCAGGAATTTCCACGCCAGATACGGCTTCAAAAAATCCTGTTGTTGTTTCATCAATATGATAAAGAGTACCCCAACCCGGCTTACCCCGAAGTCCACCATATGGCTCCATTGTAGGATATCGCGTTAGTCTGCGTTTGACAGTATCTGTTACTGGGCCTTCCTTCGGGTCATACTTAACCATATCTTCAAATTCTTGTAACTCTGGTTTTTTCGCTTCATTTGCGCCGCTGACCCGATCAATCCAAATTGTGCCGGTCGGCGCTACCGCAACTCCGTCATTCCATTCCACAAACGCGGCATCGCCAGCAATCAGATCATCTGCTGTAAAATGCATCTCCGGGCCGGCACCCATTTTAAGTGAATCGGCGGCCTTTATATTCATTTCACCACCAGAAAAATGTTTAACACCGATTTTACCATCTGTGGATAACACCGAGTCAGACGATATTACTGCATTACCTTTTGTGCGAAGCATGGAGCGGCCGTCCACTCTTTGAAAATGATTACTTGCTGTTCTGCCATTAAACACACCACTAACAATTTGCCGATAATAACTACCATTTACTAATCGATGATTATAATTACCGTCACCCATTGTATGATATACAGATCCCTTGTCAATTGTAGTATGCACTTCACCTTCTATATTATGTAAAATAATCGAACCCTCTGGAGGTGGCGATTTTAATCCTGCAATCTTTGAATACTGAAATTTCAAGCCTAGTTCATCTTGATCTTTTTTCTCTTCATTTGTTTTATAATCATTTGGCATATAAATGTTTAAATCTCTACCAATATCTAAATTAAAATCGCGATCTGCTCTCATATTAATATCTTCATTAGATCGTAAACTTATTGTATTATTACTAAAAACTTCTACATTACCATTTCTATCTAATTCGACCCAGGCAGTACCCATCTTATTACAAATATAAACAAAACCATGTGTATCATTTAACAACAATTGTGCACCACCTCTGGTACGTAATCTAATAAGTCTATTTTCACCTTCGATATCACCGTCATCCATAACAAATGTATGGCCGCCGGCTCTTTTAAATGTTTTTTCTACATCTATTGCATCTGGGTCTATTGGACCAGGAGTACTCATGCCATATACATTAGCAGGTGTTTCTCGTTGTGCAGAACTAGTAGTCCATCCTCGATACGGATCTTCGTGCTGTGCTGTTTGACTCATTCTGTCATATTGCCTTTTATGCCAAGGACGAAGAGACGGAAGTAGCGGGTTAGTAATCCCTTTATCAAACTTATTATACTCAGATACATTTTGAAATTCATGTACTGTATCAGGAGAATCATGCTCATCATATGCCGCAAGACCTGGAACATTAAAGTTCATAAAATTATCATATAAAACTCCTATCCAAATACCACGGGCTTGATCACCATTAATGAACATTATAAGAACTTTATTGCCTACATCAGGTGGAACTGCCCAAAAACCATAACTAGTGGGTGTATGATCATAATCTATACCCAATTCCCAAAATCGTTCCATAGCAGGAGTCGAGCCGCCAAATGGTGCACAATAACTTACTGTTCGCCAAATTGCTCTATTATCTTCATCGCCGCCCCAATCAGGTAGGTATACTTGTAATCTACCCATATGCTGTATGTCGCGAGTATTTTTTACAATCCCAACATAAACACCATAAAATTTTTGGTCGGTTGATAATTCATTATTAAAATAACCCGGTTGTACCTTTGACCGACCTAAATTTGGGACATCTGATTTTCTTCTAATAGCCACTAATTAAATTCTCCTACTATTTCAAAAACTAAATTCACTGGACTAGATCTAGTCCAGTCCATTCATGATATGGTATTGGCTCTCTAAGAACCGAATTTATCTCAACCGTTAAATCTCTTTTACACTTTAATACTTGCGAAAACTCACCACCTGAGAATCTATTTTCTACTTCTGTAACAAAGTAAATAGCATTTAAACTACTTCTCTCATTAATTTGGAAAATACCAGCATTATTATAATCTGTAATACTATTAGATAATATTAGTAAATATGGTTGCTGAAATGTTGGTGATATAGAATTAAAATTTGGTACATGAAATTTTGCAGGTATCCAATAAGGATCGCCACGTATTTCTAAATCTACTTCGACCATGTCACCGCCTTCTTTTTTTGCCATAATCTCGGACAATATATTATAACCCCGATCATAATCTTCCCTTGTACCTGTACTTTGCTTAGGAATTATACTAGGTAATTGC